CAGATTGGGAAGTGGACAGTTGCTGATCCACCTCTGATGCCATTTTGAGTGCAGCATCGGACAGTTGCTTCAAACTTTTTGAGGAAAGGGACAACACCTGTGTGCTGAACTTCTCCGCCTCTGATTTTAGCGTTGATGCCACGGATTCGACCTGCGTTGATACCGATTCCCGCCCTTTGTGCAACATACTTCCCGATAGCCATATCAGAACTAAAGATGCTATCGAGGGTGTCATCAACATCAACAAGAACACAGCTAGCATATTGTCGAAGTGGAGTTCGCACTCCCGCCATGATAGGTGTGGGAATGTTGATTTTGTGTTTTGAGATTGCGTCATAATACCTCTTAACGTAATCTAAGCGTGTTTCTTTAGGATACTTTGAAAAAATAGTTGCAGCAATCAAGAGGTACATAAACTGAGGCGTTTCATAAAGTTCACCAGAACTTCTATCTTGCACCAGGTACTTATCGACGACTTGACGTAGACCTGCATAAGTGAATAGATAGTCACGACTATGATCAATGAACGATTCAAGTTTATCAAACTCTTCATCAGTATAAAGATCAAGAATTTCTGGGTCATAAACACCTCTACCAACGGCACGAAGAACGTGTTGTTTTACAGTAGGGCATTCATACATTCCACCAAACAATTGCTTGCGAAGAGCAAACAGTAGCAGACGAGCAGCAACAAACTGGTAGTTGGGATGATCTAGGTCAATCAGATCAGAAGCAGAACGAATCAGAATTTCCTGAATCTCTGCGGTTGTAATTCCATCGTAAAATTGAATACCAGACTGCATCTCAACCTGTGATGCAGATACATTTGCGAGGTCTTTACATGCCTCTTCCACCATAACGTGGAGTTTATTTAAATCAAGAGATTCAGTTTTACCATTTCTCTTAACGACTTTTGTTCCGTTGCTCATACTTTCTTCCAATTGTTAAACTTAATTTTTGCTTCTAAACCAGAGTAGATATTTGATTTTAACACATCCATAACATTAAGTCCAGCAAGCACACAATCATTAATGTCCTTGTGTTGAACGGTTGTTGGCCAAATCACTACTTTGTCACCTCTGTTGATGGTTTTTGATATTCGGTTGACGATTTCTCGATTACGTGGTTCGTTATCAAAAACGTAAATATAATTGCTCCAACCAAACGACCCAATATCAACGTCGGACCCACACATAGCAACAGCATTTCCAATAAACGTTGAGTCGAAGGGTCCTTCAACAATATAAATGGGTTTTGTAGAATCCACTTGATCCAACCCATAGATTTTTGGTGCGTCATCAGAAAGCATCACAGTGATATATTTAACAGGGTTAGGACCTAGTGCTCTTCCCTGAAAACCAATAAGATTACTATCAGTATCATACATTGGTATAATAATGCGACTCTCATCCCTACCAATATTGATAAAAGTTTGCTTTTGAGTATTCACCCACTCCTTAAATTTGTCAGCATAATAAAACTTTTCAGGATTCAGTTTTCTCTTTTCCAGGTACTCTCTAGCAACAGTATTTTCTGATGCCTTTGGTAAGTCCAATTTCTTTTTGAAAACTGGTTTAGTAAACTCAAACTTTGGTTCTTCAACTACAAAATTTTTACCAGTATACCCTTCCTTAAACTTCTCAAGAGTATACTGCTTGTGAAGAGTAGGATCTAACTCTTTGAGAAAGTTATTGAAAGATAAACTTGCTCCACAGTTATGACACTTAAAATTTGTATTATTCTTTACTGGATAGATATATCCTCTGGTTTTGTTCTTATTCTTTTGAGAGTCCCCACAAATAGGGCATCGGAAGGTGTAGAGATCCGCTTTAACCCTTTTAAATTTTTGAAGACGCGAGGATACCAATCCAATATACTTGGAATCAATCAGATCCATTATGAAGGTGCTTTACTTTGCTCTCTCTATTGTAACCTGAGATGGTGAGCGTGTCAAGAAGGAAACTGCTGGTGGGGCAAATTTGATAAAGATTGCAACGACTGCTAAACCGCCCAGTACTTGCCATCTAAATTTTGAAATACTTTCTACCTTTTCTTCTACCTTATCTATTCTTTCTCCAAGTTTTCTACTAATTTCATCGTGTTGCTGTTTTGATGATTCTTTAATATCTTCAATCATTCTAACAATTAGGTTGTCGGTTCTATTACATTGCTCAATCTTTTCATTATGAACAGCAAGCATTTGACTGATGTTTTGACTTGTCTCACCAATCTTTTGAATTGCAGTATCAATTCGTTCCATCATCTGTTCATAAACATTAATGCGCTCTTCGAGCAGTGCTATTTTTGTTTCTGTAGATGATGGATTGAACATTGTCCTAATTATTGTGGTTTTTTCCAGCGATTACGAGAACCTTTACCCAACCCAATTATTTTCTTTCTTCTTACTAAACCCATAATTTTATCGTATCCATCCATTCTCCCGGGAGGAGTTGATGATCCTGTCAATCCACCAGTACCTACCACATTTGCAATTGCACCTTCTTCTCTAATGTTATGAATAATTTGAATTAACTTATCTACTTTATCCATTAGATTGTTTGTAATTTTTTTAGACACTCTTCATCTTCTTTAATATAGTTCACAGAAGTTTTTGGATATTCTGGTATTCTATTCAAAAATATCAAAAAACTTTTTATATAAGGCCACAGTTCTTCATCTAAATTGTAAAACAATAATGCAATGCTAGCATCATTAAAAACATTAAATAAGACTATTAAATGATTCAGTATTAAATGAATTTTTAACTCACCCGTATTTTTATACCTTTTCAATAGTCTTTTTATATATTTAATTCTCTTTAAATCAGATTCAAAATCCTCAAACGTAACTGCTTGAGGATTATCATAAAATTTTACAGCAAATAACAAATAGTTATCTTCATTCAATTCATCAAATCTCATACCGTATTATCAGATATCTGGGAATCTTGAGTCGTCAGCAGCGTCTGAAGTAGTTGAAATTCCACCAGCAACCAATACTTCACTCTTTACTCTCAGATTTCCATGAGTATCAATATAAGTCATAATTCCGACCCATCCACTGTGAGCGACAGCATACTTAGTACTAGCAGCAACACCAACTTCAATTGCATCTACACCAAAAACATCTTTAAAATATCCATCAGTTCTTCTTCTAAATTGAACAGTATCTCCAGTAGAAATACCAGCAGAAATTGTTGAAGCAAGACTTACTGTAGTTGCACCAATTGTTGAAATAACAATATTATTTCCATTATTTACAATTGCATCTCCTACAATTACATCTTTAGTTCCAACAACAACTGGAATAATATTAGTACCAATACCAGCAGTAGTAGTGGCGGTTCCAGTTACTCCTAAACTAGTAAATGATGAAGCAACATCATTTCTATTATTAAAAGTACTATCGTGTAAAGTATAAATTGGTTGTTGATTAATATTGTATGCTACTGCAGGAATGGTAGAGATTCCAATAAATGCTCCAGTACTAGCAATTGAAATTGTAGTAGATGTAAATCCAGTGATAACAGCTTGACCGTAAGTTCCGCCAGTTCCTACAGTTATAATATCTCCAGTTTTAATTCCAGCACTGGTAAAAGTTACAACACCTGCAGTACCAGTTACTGTCTTGGTTTCAAGATTGACGGCAACAGTACCTGTTGAATAAACCGAATCGTTATTGCCCCAAAGAGACATGTTTCCTTACCTATAATTTCTTTATATTGATATTTATAAAAAAAAGAGACCTTTACTTTTGATCTCTTTTATGTAGAAGTGTTTTTAAAAAATGATTAATTAAATCTAATAAACCATTCTCCTCAAATTTTTTTGTTTTTGCTAACCATTCTGAAGCGGTTAACAAAAGACCGAGAACAATGGTTACACCCCAGTTAGTTAAAAAGCAAGTAATCATGCTTGTGGTTTAAATAGATTATCTTTAACCAACTGATAAACAACATCATCAATGCTATTGTCTGTTGACTTGACATATTTTGCAAGCAACTCAAGAACTAAGTTTTTAACTGCTGGATGTGTTGCAATTTGAATCAGAAGTGGTTTTACCACCGCTACTACTGCACCCATAATATCCTCCGTAAGAGAGTATCCTGGGTTATTTAGCAATTAAGCAAGTCTACGTCTTCTATCCTCTTCTTCCCTTGCTCTTTGAGCATTTGCTGCTGAAGATGCCTCTCGTTGCTTTCTTGCTGCAAGTCTATCTGCAGTTGTTTGTTCTGCCTTTTTGGGGCGATCACGTTCAGGAACACCTCTTTCTGCTTCATGCTGAGCAATAGTTCTACCACCTTTACCTCTTTTGGTCATCATACCTTCTTTATTTTGAGACCTTACAAACTCAACTGCACGATTGCGTGGTTTTCTTGGAGTTCCTTCCTCTTCTCTTCTTCTTTCATCAATAATTTCACCCTCTGGTTCATACTGTGCATTTTGAAGGGGTGGTAATTTTGCTCCAGTTGGTTTTGGTTCTTGACCTTTAGGAAAAACTCTTTTTCCTTTTTCTCCAGGAAGAGTTGGTCCAGATTCGACATTTTCAGAAGCAACCATTACCAATGGGTCTCTAACACCCATTGATCTTGCTTTATTCTTTGCAAGATTAATTGCAGTTGCAAGAGGACGACGATCTACTTTATCCTCTTCCTTTTTTCCACATTCTGCTTCTTCTTTTTGAACTTTTTGTTTAGGAATTCCCTCGTGCTTTGTTTTAGCAAACTTACGAATTTCCTTTTCACTCATCTTATCAACAATATCAAGAACTGCTTGACTTACTTCAGATCTTGAAGTTTTGCCTCTTTTGACTGAAAGTGCTAGTCCAAAAAGTTTTTGCTGTTGCTCACTTTCTGCCTTTTCATGAAGAGCATGAACTTTTTTAAGAAACTTAGAATAACCATTTTCAATAATAACATCACCTTCGATTTCATAATGTGACATTAATTTTGATTGTGAGTTATCAGTTGGATTAACAACAATTTTATTTTTTTTAGTAGTAAAATCAATCTGAGTAGAATTTGTATCAGGATTTACTTGCTGTGAAGCGTCAGTCTGTGGCAAATTTGCAGTCGCTGCTACCTCACCTAAAAAACCTTCTTTTACGCTTGAGGTATCTTTACCATCAGCAACTCCACCTTTCTTACGTTGAATTGCATTATGTACTGCTCCACGATACTCTTTTGCGCCACTTTCAACTTTTCCATCACCATCATAATCTTTTTTCCCGCTGTTACCTAGAACTTCAGCAGTTTTTTCACCTTTAGTTCTTTCACCTTCATATGGAGTTCCATATTCAGTCATTTCAACTTCAAGACCTTTTGCTCTAAGTTCACTAATTTTTTGACGAGTTGCATATCTAACATAAGATACACCACTTTGCTTATCAGAAACTCGAACTTTGTATTTTTTACCTTCTGAAGTATCATTTGCTTTTTCTTCTAATTCATATTTTAACTGTTCAGAATCAATAACTTCATCTTTCTTTTCTAGAAAAACTTTATAAAGTGCTTTAGAAACTGCATTTGAAGCAGATTCTTTCATATAATTCTCAAAATTCTCCGCTTGCATCGCACCACCCTCTTTACCAAAGAGTTTTCTCTTTACTTCTTGTTTCTCCTGTTCACCCATAGAACTATTTTGCATATACTGAGAATATGCGCTACGGAGAGGTAGATTTTCCCTTCTTGCGCGATAGCGAATATCATAAACTGCTTGCTTAACTTTCTGCTCTGGAGTTTTTTCTCCACCACCATCTTTCTTTTCATCACCAGAATCTCTACTTTCTGGTTTCTTGTTTTGAGAAGACAATTGTGCTTGTGGATGACTTCTTGCAGGAAGATCTTCGGCAATGTGCTTTTTCATATGAAGAATTTAACGTTTTACTTTTTTCCTATGTTTATTTATGAAATTAATACCATATGCTTTTCCACCAACTTGAAGGTTCTCTGCGCCAGTTCCCACTGCTCCAGGAGTCATCATCATAGCGTATTTAAAAAAACCAGTAGTTCCAACTAAAGTATTTGGTTTTCCAGGCAATCTCATCATTCTTGACATTGCTTTTTCGGAATAGGATTCTTTTACATCTTTAATCCAAGATTTGAACATCATTCCATTTTCAGTCACACAAATTAGATAATTTGTCCCTCTGCGAATAATTTTACCAGTCAATCCAGTATTTAAATTTTCTACAAAAGTTCCAACTTCAAAAATATTTTTGTCAATATAATTTTCCCTTAGAGATTGTTGATCAAATTTTGGAGCGATTTCCCAAGTATTATAACCCTCTTGTTGAATCTCTTGAATACCCATCCCTAGTCTAACAAAATCAAAAAGTTGAAGTGCTTCTTTATTTTTAACTTCGGGAGGAAGACCAGATCTAAATGTTATAAAATCACCCTCTGCTGCAGCAAGTCGTAGTCTTGATGCAGAAACTCCTTCAACACCTTTATTACTATCAGGATCTCTATCTCCAGAAGATAAAACATCAATCATATCAAATTGATAAAGTTGTCCATTGTAGTCGTTAGATAACCTCTCAAATTCTTTAACTCTATCAGAACCACCGACAATTCTGACATTAGTATAACCATCATTATGTGCTTTTTTAAGAACATCAAAAATAGTTTTAAAATTTGGATCATTTACAATTCTTTCACTATGATCTGGAAACATTCTTCTCATAAATGATATTTTGGTATCAGGATCCAGTGGATTTTTCTTTTTGTCTTGACTACGAGATGGAACAATAATATAGTCTCCTCCATCTTCCATTGCCGCCATAGCAGCAGTATCCATTAATTGTTGGTGCCCAATAGTAGGAGGATTGAAACGACCAAAAGAAATTGTAAGAGTTCCTTTTGTTTTAGGTACAGGTGGTGGAGTTGCTACTGGTACTTCTTGAGGAATTTCTTCTTGTGGAACATCTTGAGGTTGCTGATCTACAGGAACTTGCTGTTGAGGAGCAGGTTGTTCTGGATATGAAGATCCTAAAGGAATGTTTTTTTCAAATTCATTCTGATTTGGATCTTTTCCACCAATAACCTGACGCTTGTTAAAATACTTCAATTGACCACCCACGGTCTTTGCCTCAAATTCACCAGTGGCCCTATTATACCACCCTCCATGTCCATCGCCAACAAGTCCAAGACGTTTTGCCTGAACCGATGCAGAGGTTGCTTCCGTTATGAATTGGTGAAATTTTTTCATTCTTTAGTTATAACTACTACTTATAACAAGTATTTTTATTATATATTTATTTATTTTAGTGCCCGTGAGAAGATTCGAACTTCCACTGTATGGATTCTAAGTCCACTCTCTCTACCGTTGGAGTACACGGGCATAAATGGAAATAAGGAGACTCGAACTCCTGACATCAGCCTTGCAAAGACCGCGCTCTACCAACTGAGCTATATCCCCAATAAAAGAATTATATCACCTAAGTGGCATAAGGTCAAATAATTCTGGATGAAGTTTTCCATACTTCCTCATAATTTCACCTGCTTTTGCGTTTGCTTCGTTTTCAGCAGGACTTCCAGGATTTGATGAGATTCTTTTACCATCTACAACTTGTTTGTAATGAACAAACTCATGAGAGACTGTTCTTAAAATATCTATTGGATGACGATTGATTATACTAATATAAAGTGTTTCTCTATTCATCATACCAAAGGTCATATTCGTTTTGGCAAAATCAGAGTCATCTATGAGTACATATGGAATATCATAGGTTAAACGAAGTTCTCTTTTGAGGAAGACAATAAATCTTTTAAGAATAGCATCAAACTGCATTCTTGTAGTTGGTCTTCCTTTTCTTTTGCCAATCAAAGACATTTTTTGAAATATTTATTATACACCAAGAACTGCACCAATATTATCATCAATATTTTGAATAATAGTACGAATGTCAGAGATACGGGGAGGAACACTAGTTTCATCATAAGTATACCCTTTTTGTGCTTCAAAAAGGATTTGACGAACTGCGGCTGCAGAACGAACGTCCATTTTAATTGTTACTTGTTTTTCTTTAGTCATCGGTCATCAGCAGCACGGTTTTCGGAGAAATAAACATCAAAAGCACCTTCAGGATAACGCTTGAGAAGTTTTTGAACATTACGAGCAACAACATCATCAAGTGTAGTATCCAGTGCCATACAGGCTTGAGCAACATACCACATAATATCACCTAGTTCAATAATCAGGTGCTCACGGTTGTCCTCATTATAAGGTTTTCCCTGGAAAATCATTTTTTTAACAATCTCCATAAATTCACCACCCTCAGCATTGATACCAACAGAAGCGGTCAGAAGACGTTCAATATTGGCACCCTTTTCATCTAGAGCAACTAGACGATCAGAGAGGGAAAGAAAGTCCTTAGATGCGTCAGAAGTTACGGCATCTACGAACTCAGCATACTTATCAAAATCTACGTGTTTAGCGGTTTCCATTAAAATTTAAATCCTTCAAACGACTTTTTAGGTTTGTTGTCTTCATTGCTATTATACTCGTCTTCCTGTCCAGAGTCAAGTATGTCTTTTTGAGCAGTTTGCTCACAATCATAAAGACGCATTTTAGCACGATCAATACCCACAATAAAACGCTTGTAAATAGTGGGATCATTATATCGATTCTTCAATTGTTTTACCATAATTTGACCCAACTGTTCCAACTCTTCTGTACTAATAAGGGCAAACATAAGATCAGCAGTAGCAGGGAGACCAAAGGACTCACTAGTATCAGTAAGTTCAACATCAGAACTACCATAACCACTGCGGGTGGTCTGGGTAGCAGAGACAATGGGAACATTGAATTCCACTGCCAAACCGCGAAGTTCTTCTGCAATTGACTTAATATACGAATAAGAATTGATAGAGCTATTTGCTTTATGCCTAGAGGAAGCACAAATATTAAGGTAATCAATGAAAATAATATCAGGTCTAAATGATTTCTTAAGAGCAAGTTCATTGAGAAGTGCTTTGAAATGACCAGAATGTGCGGATGCAGTGGGATACTCTTTAATAATAAGAGTACCTTGCGTCTTCTTTGCAATATTATTTACTTTATTTTCAAATGCCGAGCGTGGGAGATCAACCAGTTGCTGAATCGGGACATTGAGAAGGTTTGCATCAATTCTTTCTGCAATTCTTTCTTCCGCCATCTCAAGAGTGATGTAGAGAACGTTCCTACCTTGCAATAAGACGGAACTAGCCACATGACACATGAATAGCGATTTCCCAACACCCGTCCCAGCGAGAGCGATATTGAGAGTCTTATTAGGGATGCCACCCTTTGTGATTTTGTTGAAATATTCCAAATCAAATTCGATCTTATCTTCCTTGCGATGATAAAACTCATATCTTTCTTCATAATTTTGAAGGTAATCGTGTCCTATATTATTATCAAATGATACCGCTAGGGCATCAGAAAGAATACTTGGAATAGCATCACGATTTTTCTTTCCATCATTACCATCAGCAATATGGATTGATTCCATAAGTGCTAGGTAAATGGCACGATCGCGACACCACTTTTCAGTTGTGTCCAGCAACCATTGCTTTTCTACAGGAAAATCATTCAGAGATTTATTAATTTCTCTGACTTCCTTTACCTGATCTTCTGTCAAGTCTGTGCGATTTTCTACCTCAATGTTGAGTGCTTCGATTGTGATTGCTGAACCATATTTAACAATAAATTGGACAATCTCCTCAAAAATGACCTTTTCGGACTTGCTCTCAAAATAATCTGGTTGTATGAAAGGAATGACTTTACGCGAATAATCTTCATTATATACTAGGTTTCTTAAAATTGTAGTTTCAATTCTTTCCATTACTTATAATGTAAATATGTACTCATAATATACTTTGAATCAGTTATTAGAGGATTTCCTTTATGTGGAAACATCCAAAGTGGTGGAAATAACAATAGTGTACCCTTTTTAGGTTTAATGATTAAATCTTTAAAGACAGTCTCTCCACCAGTTTCAACATCATTCAAATACCACATAAAAGATAAAAATCTTCTCGCGGATAGATAGTCTAGCACATCAACATGAGTATCAAAGCGGTCTTCACCACCAGGATTATACTTCTTTATACGAAACTGCTCAAACGCATGATCTTTAGGGAAGACACGAGTATCTACAAATTCATAATACTTATCACGATAAGTAAATACATTCTTAATAACATGATTATGAACTTGATCAACCTCTGGAGTCAAATCACGATTTTCTGTGAAATTAAATTGAGTAAAGTTAGGTTTTCCATCATTATCATGACGCTCGTGTTTATCAGGAACTTGATCAAATAATGAAATCAAAAAGTCGCAAATATTAGGTTCTAAAGCATTCTCGTATATATGAATAAAATCATTTAGTTCATCCATAACTAAACTCTTTCTTTGCAATTTCATCCAGTTGTTGCATCACTTCTTCTGTAAAATATACTTCAGGTTCTTTGAGAATCTGTTTAGCATAGATTTTCTTACCATCCATCTCATAGCGACCTGCTACATTCTTCCAGAGTCCACCAAGTTCACCAAGTTCCAAAAGACCATAGTAACGATCAAGACCGCGCTCATCATAATAAAGACGGACTTCAACATCTTTGTTCTCCTTACTTAAACGCGACTTAGCAGTCTTTGCCTTGATAATATTTCCAACGATTTCTGTTCCATCCTTTTCCTTTTTCTTTGAAAGGTAAATGATACTAGAAGCAGCATACTTAAGACCACTACCACCACCCATCTCCTTAGTAGGAACATAAGCACCAATAACATCATAAGTGTGATTGGTTACAATCATAGGGATTTTTGCTTGACCAAGTTTCAAAGTAAGCATACGGAATGCACCTTTAATAAGTTGTGATTTAGTCATGTCACGAACTTCTTTATCATTCAAAGCATCATTAATCTCTTTACTTGTAGAAAGCATTCCCAAAGAGTCTAGAACAAACATACAAGGATTTCGTTCTCCCTCAGGTTTTTTCATATACATATCTACTGCTTTGAGTGCCGTTCCACGAAACTCTTCAACAGTAACAACATTGACAACCACAAGACGAGAAGTATCAATTCCACGGGATTCTAAAAGAGATTTAGTGATAGCAGCCTCAGTGTCAAAGTAGAGACAGTAACCATCGGGATGAGTATCAAGAAAGTTCTTAACCACGGCGAGAGAGAAAAAAGTCTTTCCAGTAGAAGACTCTCCAGCAATAGCAGTAATTTTATTCCCAGATACACCACCAAATATGCTACCTGAAACCAGTGCATTAAAAATGTATGAACCCGTATCAACAT